AGGTCGCCTCTGGCAGCCTTCGCCGTCTCATTGATGGCTAGTTTCATAATATCTTTCGCTGCCGGCGACAAATTCCCAAGGCTCCGTTTTACTTCCTCCAGACCTGTTACATGGATTTCCATTGTAGGCACTATTTTCACCTCCTATCGCGCTGTCACTGACCGGATGGTGATAGAATATAACCCTTGCTCATTTACCGCTTTCTCCACACGAAAATTCGCACCGTCAATTGTGACCTGGCTCCCCGTTTTAGGAAGGCGCCCAAAATCGGACGCCTTAACATAAAACATGGTTTTGGCAAGACTGGTGCCGTCATCTTTGACTTCTGACCTGAACTTCTCCCGGTTGAGAAATTCCACATCATCAAAAATAATGTTGACATTCTCCCTCCCATTTACCATGTGGGGTTCTCCAAATTCATCTGGATTTAAAAAAACGCTCGTAATATCTTTACGAACCATCTCTTTAAATTTCATTCTGCTGGGCCTCCTCGATATAAGCCAATACCTTATCGATCAATTCCGGTCTGTGAAGGTTTACATCTAAGCCAGACAATCCAATGCTTTCTGCATAATTAACAATATCCGACTTGCTTTTTAATTTCCCCAGCTGTGCTTCTGAATAAAACTCCGGCACATCATCTACTGCGATATCTGGGTCAAATTCATTATCTTCCTGCAAAATACCGATGCCATCGTGTTTTGTTTCGAAAAGTCCTTCCTCCGCTTCCGATTCATTCATCGTCACCGCTGGTTTTATGAAACCTTTTTTCAGAAGAAATCGTATATACGTTTCAGGAAGTCCACGAACCGTTTCGTTTGGCATGAATGTTTCTCCCGATACCCGAATCCTCACTTTAGCTATGTATAATTCGCTCATACCAGTCCTCCTATTCCTGATCAACCACAAGAACGTACCATGAAGCAACGTCATCCGGTACCGGGATCGGGCGAGACGTCAGACGAAGGGTTTCCGTGTCGTTTTTATCATCAATGATGTACTTAGGAACAATTTCAGCCTCATATGTCTTGAAGCCATCTTCCTCTATCTGCGTTACTGCACCATAGTGCATCTTGCCAATTCCATTCGAGTTCGCCAAAATAATCGTCCCTCTTGGAATCATAGCCTCTTCTTGATTTGTCTCGTCATCCGCAAACCAATCATCAAAGGAATAGATATCAAGATCAAGAGAAGCGATCCGCCCGTAATAGGTGATGTTGTCATCTACAACGCGTGGTTTGATATCGGCATCTTTAATATTTAAAATATTTGCCTGCTTCTGAACTTTGGGATGATTCAGGTATAAACGGATCGTTTCAGCATCACCAATCATCATATTAGGGTTCATTCCGGATTCTTTTAGAATTTCCAGCTTTTTCTCCAGCAAAATACTGTCAGGATCGGAGGCTTCATTACTCCACATGTCATTACCCAAAAGGACTTCTCTATTCTCAAATCCATAGTCTACATGGATATCCAGCCCTTCATCTTGATCAACGACATCAAATCCGCCTCCTAAAATCACCTGCCTTGCCTCCCATTCTTTCCTTCTTTCAATGGATTCATTGAGTTCCAGCAAGTCTTTTGCAAGGAGTTTATCCGCACGTTCCTCCGGTGTATCCCGTGAATAAATATTTTCGCCGATGGATCTTTTTGTAATATCATCTGTGGTTAGGATTCTTTCCGGAGCGATCTTCGGCGTGCGGATAAATTTGGTTTCAAATCCCTCACGCGTCATGACCTTTCCACCACGCCGCGGGGATACAAACGGCGCCAACCTGCGTTTTCCTTTTCGCACATCTACTTCGATTTTTTCCGATACATGTGTTTCTGGTATCTGGAAAAAAGTTCTCGTCAGAAAATTGTTACAGGGACGCGATATTTCTATCGCCTCCATCATTTCAATTGTTGTGTAATTACATGACATTTTATACTACCTCCTCGAAAAAAATACCGAGCATTCTCAATGTCTCGGTTAGGTCTTTTACATTCGTTCCTTCACTGGCTATCACTGCATTTGGGTTAAAAACTCCCGTAATATACTCTTCGGCAATCACAGGATCCCCCTCTTGACTGCTCCCGGTATCTGTATCATCTGTCAGGATTCCACTTGGACAAATCTTCTCCTGGGTAACTCTCTGTTGTGCACCATCGTCAACATTCTCACCCGAACCCTCGGTGTTGCTCTGTGCAAATATCACACCCAGATTATTTTCGTTGCGGCTCAGCAATGTACCACGCTTTAAAACCCCCTGACCTGGTGCAAGAGTGATTCCTCTTGTAAGTGCTCCTTGTTTATTGCCAGAAATCAAACTATCCGGCACAAATTCTCCATCCTTTTCAAAAAGATTCATTTGGTCCCCCTCCTGTTCTTTGCTGCTTTGATCGCGTTGGTAAGTTTTTCGACTTTTTTGCAGTCGGAAGATGAGCAGCTTCCTTCGTCGTCATAATTCTTTCCAAGGTTCTCTGGTGCTGCCTCTACCTCTCCTGCTCCACTTGATCGCAGATCATTTTTCATTTTCTCCATAAAATTTACTCCGAGATTCTTTTCGGCAACCAGCGCCTGAAATGCCAAATCTTTGGCAGTCATCGGTTCTTCATATTTAGCCTTTGATAACAGTTCCTCAGAAACCGCTGACCCGATCTCGTCAAGCTCCTTTAACCGTGTTCTTTCTTCTTCAATCGCCTCCCTTTTGAGATTCTTGCAGAGTTCTGGATACGCCTTCTTCATATCCTCCACGGTTTCAAATTTTTTAGATGATTCTTTTTCATCCATGTGCTCGTTTCCTCCTTTTTCTTCATTACTTTGATGTACATCTATTTCTGCGCCTGCCCGGCGATTTACCGGCATATTTTTAAAATACTCTTTCTTGACTTTCACCGAATTGATCGTAATGTATTTTCCTCGATCTGTTATATCAGCAATATTTGAGTATGCCACTTCATCAACAAGACCAATATCCTGCGCCTCGTTGGCACTTAGCCATCTCTCTTCCGCCATAAGGTTGCTAAATTCTTCCTCGGAAACATCCGTAATTCGGCTTCTATATGTAGCTATGATACTCTCTTTGATTTTGTCACAGTATTCCAACATCTCATTTAGATCCTTGCTATTGTAATACCCGCAAAGGCCGAGCAGAGGATCATGTATTAAAATCATAGCATTACAGGAAGCAATGATCTTCTCGGCGGCCATTAATGGAATCGTTGCTGCGGAAGCACACATTCCGTCAATATGCGCAATGATCTTTTTGCCACTGTCTTTTAACTGATTAAATATAGCATTGGCTGCCATCACTTCCCCACCGGGTGAATTAATGCGAAGATGAATAGTATCTTCCGTAACCGCTTTCAACTCCTGGATAAACTGCTGGTATGCCACATAGTCATCTGTATACCATGGTTCGTCACTGCAAAGCTCACCATACAACAATAACTCAACCGACCTGTTGTCCATCTGATTTTTAACAAAATTCCAAAACTTAATCATTATCACTACCTCCTAAATATTTATCAATTTCTCTCTGCTCCTTAGCCAGTTGTCGCATATTCTCCCAAAAATCTGTTCCGTTTAACTCTACAGATTCCTTTTCTCTTGTGGATGTGCCAAGAGCAATCTTTCGTTCTGCTGCCTCCACCTCTTTGACTGGATCGATCATGCCCGGTGCCGGACCATTCCACTGACATCTACTCCACGCTCTGTAGATAGCTGGATCACAAAAAAACCCAGGTGCCTTGATCCGACCGCTGGCAACAGCCTCTATAAGCCAACGCTCATAAACAGGCTGGCAAAAATCTTCCACCAACCACTTCCGCCTCATCCGGAAAGTTTTCCACGCTTCCAATAAGGCAGCTCTGGAAGCAGAATAAGAAGAATTAAAATTTTTAGTCAGTATCTCTACCGGGATCTCTAAAGCAGCTCCCGTGTATTTTGCCATAGTCAAAACAAAAATATCAAAATTGCTAGATGGGTGTTTCGGGTCTCCGAAATCCACTTCTTCCCCAGGCTCTAGCCGATTGATCATGCCAGGTCCCATCTCATACTCATATTTTTTATCCGCCACAGAATCCTCTTTTTCTGTCACGCCGGTAAAAAGGTCATCGCTGCTGCTCTGCGTCGTTTTAATAAATGCAGTAAAAAACGAGCCAACAACTGCTGCCATTAGCTCCGCTTCTGTGTACCTGGTCAACTGTTTCACGCATTCAATGACTGGCGCCAGAAGGGGTACTCCCCGGTACTGCTCTGCCCGTTCAGAATCAAAAATAAGCAAAACATTTTCCATTCCGGTCTTTTTTCCAAAAGCTTCTACCCTGATCCATTCTTTTTTTAAATTAAGATTAGAATTGGGATACGTATTACAAATATGGTACGCCACAACAGCCCCTTTATCATCAATCTCGACACCACTGTAAATACGGTTCTTGTTTTTAGGATTCTGGCACAGTAAATTAACATTGTTCCCATTGCTTTCTGGGGAACAAATACGGTCCGATTCGATGATGTTGAGGCGAAGCCCATACGGCATCACCTTCTGATCTCCATCTTCCAGTGAAAAAAGACAGCAGGCATCACCGTTTACCAGTTGACCAAGCATAACCAACTGTTGGTTGGCATAAAAATTATTTAGCTTTCTGGCATCACTCAATTTTGATTCCGCCCAAATATTAAATTCTCGTTCGGTGTTTTTCTGCCATTCTTCCGCTTCTTGGTCTGACAACTTTAAAAAATCCGAATCAACCTTAGGCTTTGGAATCAGCCCAGAACCAACAACATTTGTCCGCATTGTTCGGACAGCGCTTGTGGCAAGCGGAGCCGACATCATCAGATCACGACTTCGGCGACGCAAGGTTGGAAGATTTTTATCAATATCCTCCTGAGGAGATTTCGAATTTGCACTCCATCCCTTACCGTAACTTTTCTTTCGAGAGGCCCCGCTATCAGAATAGCCCGCATTTTTTATCTGTTTCACTATTCTCAGCCGGTTTCTTGCATCAAGGCGTTTCAATGCCCTTTCCGGAGACACAGCTTCCAGCATTGTATCAAATAAATTCATTGTATACCTCCACTATATATCTCTCGGAATAACGCGAAAGGCAGGCCGCTTCCCTCCACTGTTTTCCAGCTTTGTGATCTGACTGTCAAGATGGGCAATCATTTTTGCGATCTCCGCCAGGCTACCTTTTGTCACTGTCCTGGATCCGATTGAGTACGATTGAGCACCAGTTAAAATTTCCTCCTCCGCTTGCAGATACAGTTCTCTTTGTTTTTTGTATCTTTGGAGCCTTTCTAATTTGTCATCATTCATCATCCAATCCTCCTATGTCATTATTCCGCGGCTAATAACCCCCGCTCTTTTTTTCGTATTTCTACTGCCCTTTTTCATGTAATTGATTCCCTCACTTACCTTTTTCTCCAATACCGCAAAATTGGGATTTAAAAATTCCACAGCGGCGGTATTATAATTTCTTAAGTCAAAAGGCTCATTCCTTGCTCCCTGTTTTTTTACCCATGTAACTGTCATTTTTCCATTTACCGATTTAATCACCTTCTGCTCAGAAGTGAGACCATTCATATACTTTTGATCATAACCCCGGTCAATGTTCTTGGGAAAATGACAGTATCCAGGACCAGGTTCCTCAATATAAAGCCTGGATAAAACTGTTTCTTTTCCAGCATTTACGCCCAGGATGAAAATGGGCACCTTATAATCATTATTGGTGGACTTTTTATGGAGAAGCGGTATACCATTTTGGCCATAACCCTTGATACCATAAATCATCCGACCTTTGCTTTTCATCTTTTTTAACCATTTATAAGTTTTTGTTGTATGGTGTCCACCTGTATCAATAAAAGTGCATGCAACATTGAGATTGCTTCCATTTTCAAAACAAAAATCCAGCTGGAGATATTCCTCCAGCTGGTTCCAAATTTCCTCTCTTTCCAGATCTCCGTAAATCTTATCGTAAGTGATTCCCCACGATTCATAGCCCTTTCCCCATCCACACACCTCGATTTCAAATCGGTCATCCTGGACATCCACTGACGCCGTCAAAACCAGCACGCCTTCCGGCAGCTCAGCATAATAATCTTCGCGACGCTCTATTAACGTATCCTTATCCGCAGAGTCTCCCTTCATTTCGTAAGATTCGCCCTTAGAAGTATTAACCCAAGTGCGTAGCTTAAAGTCAGATCCTGTTTCTTTTAAATCGTGCACTGCCGCCTTATAACTTTCCGCAATATCTTCCCACCGCCTCCAGGGAGAGGCCATTTCATTCAGGTGAAATCCTCTAGTATCCATAACTTCCGGATTTCTGGCAACAAACATCCCCGGTCTATCCTTCCACTCGTCTTCCGTCAATTTTTCCCCACAGTGATCACAAGCCATCATCATATTCTTAAAATCAAGATTTTCCCAAATATAAGGTGTATACTTCCCACAATATGGACATTGTACACACCACTCTTCTTTGGAAGATCGATTATATTCCTTTTCGATTCGGCTAAGCCCCTTTACTGTTGGAGTAGACACCATAACAACTTTTTTGTTCCAAAAATTATTAGTTCTCTTTTCTGCAAGATCAACCGGATCACCTTCCGTTCCGGCTGTTGCCGGATAACGGTCCACCTCGTCCATAAGGAGTATCCGAATAGGACGTGAGGCAAGATTGGATGGAGCATTGGCGCCAATTATAGTGATATGACCTCCCGGAAACTGTTTGTGCATGATAGTATTCGCGGTGTCTCGACTTTTTGCCATGCCATAAATATCTTTCAGGCACCTCGTATCTCGTATCATTGGCGCCAATCTGTCCTTGGAAAAGGCCTGTCCCATGGAATCCGTCGGCTGTACTACCATGATCGGTGATGGATCATGTTCAGAATAATACCCGATTACATTCAAAAGCATCTCCGTTTTGCCAATCTGCGCGGAAGTCATAATTACAATCTTGTGACATGTTCGGTCACTGATCGCGTCCATAATAATACGCTGATAGGGCGCCCTGTCCAAATTCCACCTTCCTGGTTCTGCTGAGGCTTCCCTGGAAAGCCTGCGGTGTTCTGCCGCCCATGCAGATACTGTCATCGGTTTGGGTGGCTCAAGGATCTGAAAGATATCTTTGAAGAGATAAATTGTTTTATATTCAATTTTGTGGACCTGCAATTTTATCATCCCCTAACTCTATGTAATCTTCGTTGTAAAATTCCTTTGGTTCATACTGCCGAAGCTCCAATAATGCATCTGTCATTTCTTTTTCCAGATAACTTTGAATCTGGCCAGCATCATACATATTTGCCAAAACTGGAGCTGATTTCGCCGGCTGGTTCATTAGCCGACTCCTAAAAGCCGTAAGCATATCGCACATCACAGCCCTGACATCTTCACTCTTGTGTAGTTGTCCTTTCATAAGCTGGAGCTTTAGTTCCGACATTTGGATTTTCACAACCTCATGCTTAGCCTTTTCAGCATCAAGATCTAACGTTTCCCCATAAATCTTTTCTTCGCTGTCCTGGTTTGCTATTCTTAAAGTCAGGATATAATTTTTCATGGATTCCGCCAGTTTATATCTTCCTTTTGAAGCCCTAATCAAAATTCCCTCTTCGGCTAGTTGTCGAACTCTCCTGTCAGAAACTCCAAGTAATTCACTGAGCACAGTCGCATTGACTGTTACTGCTGAAATGTTTGTTACATTTCTATCCTCACTCATTCTTACCTCCAAAATCTGCGCACAAAAAAGCAGCTGCCACAATAACAGCTGCCTTGATTTACTTCCTACACACTACCATAATAACACAGGTCGACACGAC